ATGAGTAAGGACATAGATTTTGTTGGCAAGAGAAAGTTTGACATGGACGCTATGTTGGCCATCTTTGGCGTTCCTCGCGTTGTCCTGGGCATCCCTGAGGGATCAAATAGATCTACGTCATCTAATCAGATACCCCTATATTATAAATCTACAGTAAATCCTTTGATCCGCGAAATTTCTCGGACGTTCACAGAGCAGCACGTAAAGAATTACTCTGACATTCTTGATTTCTGCATCGAGGAGCATGCTGCGGCTGATATGACAGAAGTTACAGGTATGGTGGGTAGTGGGTTAATAACGCCAAACCAGGGATCACACATGATGGGGCAAGAAACGGATTGGAATAATACAGAGCGTAACCTATTTTATCTGCCATCTAATCTTTTACCTATGGGTGGCGTTGGTAAGGTGCAGGACTCCCCAGCAGAAACGAAACCACCAATTATTGAGGATGGGGAAAAGTTGTCCAGAAAAAACCTGAATGACCCTAGGCATGTGGACGCTATAGTTGAATCGTTCAATAAAGCGTCTAATTTTGATAGGCTGTATCAGTCTCGATTTTTACGACGGGCTTTAACGTCAAGGAATAACATTGAGGATAAATATGTTGGCGTTATTTCTGATTACTATAAACGAACAGGGGTTGCGGTTATAGGGATTTTCAAAGAACAGATGAATATCAAAGAGGCCGCAAGCCCTGACGATATTGAAAACGCAGTGACGTTAATAATTCGATATCTAGATGAAAACATACAGGCAGAAAAGGAAATGCTGACCCCGCTTCATACTTCTGGAATCCAGCGAGCCATAAGTGATGTTAATGCTATAACTGGGTCGGCTGTTTCCCTTACGTTCTCTAACCCGTTTGTGAAGGGTGCCGTCGAGAGATTGGCAGACCAGATAACGGGCGTGCTAACAGAAACGACAAAGAAAGATATCCGTAAACTTTTTGGTAGGGCACTTTCTGAGGGGTGGAACACAAATACGATCCAGGACGCAATTAGCGACAAGTTTAGCCAGTATCAAGGGTATAGGGCTAGGATGATTGCAAGGACGGAGGCAAGGAAGGCATGGGACGCTGGCGCAGAGGTTGCTTATACTGATATCGGAGTCAAAAAGGTTGACGTTATAGGTTGTACCCAATTCGAGTGGAACTCTGATTGCGGAAAGCGAGGTATACCTGTGCATCTGATATCCTCATTAGTATTTCACCCAAATCACATAGGCTCATTAGCGCCAGAAGAGGAATTGTAGAATGAAAAGCAAAGATGTCGTAATTGAAGACTTTAATGCGTTTGAGGATAACGGGGCGCATTATATTACCGGATACGCCAACACTAAAGGGGTTGAAGATAGCCATGGTGATATAGCAATGTCACTAAATGGTGCCCCAGTATACGACCTTACGTCACGTTTTCAATTTAACCCTGTTGCCCTAGCTGACCACGGTAGAAGTGTCGGTAATATATTCGGGGCATTCGTTATGGGCCCCGGCGGAACATACGAGGACGAGCGCGGTTTGAGGTTTAAATTGAGGCTTATGGATAACCCGCAAACAGATATTGCCAAGCATGCTGTAGAGGCTTATAAATCGGGCGTTGCGCGAGCTTTTTCCATCGGCGGAGAGTGGTTCTATAAACATCCTCAGAATAAAAAATATTTGACGTCAGCTATAATTTATGAAATAAGTGGTGTGGCTATAGGGTCTGAGCCTCTGGCCTTGTCTTCTGCCCCCTCATATAAATCGATAGACGAAGAAACGGAAGCTAAACAACGGCATAATGTTTTGGAAATCCTCGTTTCTGAGTACAGAAAGACACTGTCTAGTCAGATTTTATCAGCTATCGAATATCTAGGAAAAGGTGACGTAAATGACAATTAAAGAACTTATTGGAAAGATGATCAAAGAAGGCAAAACGGACGCGCAAATCGCTGTTGCTCTCGCTGAGCATAAAGAAGACGGCAAATCTGTTTCAACTGACGCCGTTGTTTCTGCTATTTTGGCTGCCAGAAAAGCAGCTGAAATTGAAGAAAGATTACAAGCTAAATCTGAGGCGCAGAAAGCTGCTGAGGACGCTGAGGCTAAAGAGGCCGCTATTTCTGCGAAGCTTGATGCTGCTGTCGAGGCGAAACTTGCTACTATCAATATTTCTCCGAGCATGTTTCAGGCTCAAAAGTCATTGAAACGATTCAATAATCGCACAGGTGAGATCGAAGAAGTGTCCGGTCTTTCAGACGCGTACAAAGGCATGAATGACATGTTTGCAGCGCTTTCCCGCAAAGATGAAGCTTCTGCCCGCTCAATTTCTGACAGCATTGGGAAAGACAATGACAAATATTTGGGTCGTAAAGATACGCCTACCGTTTCAGATGTGAACGCACGCGGTCAATTTACAATCCCGATTGAAGTTGAAATGTCCATTATGCAGTTGACCCAGGCGCAGTCACTTGTGTTGCCTTACGTGAACAAAGATAACGTTGTTTTTAACTCAAAGATCTATCCCGTAATGTACGGAATTGATATTGACTATATTGCGGATCAGTCAACGGCGGCGGGCGAGAAAAACCCAACATTCACAAACCCTACAATCGCAATGAAACGCTTGGGTGGATTCTCGGCCATTTCTAACACAATAATTCGTCAAAAGGGCGCTGATTTGGTTAGTGCGTTCGTTGGTGCTTATTCTTCTGCTTTAGCTAAAAAACTTGACCAACAAATCACAGTCGGTAACGTTACCGGCGACTCTGATTTGGTTGATGGTATCGTTTTTGACGCCTTGACATCGTTGCCATCTTCTATCGCATTGGCTAACCTAACCGTTGCCGATTTAAGATCAATTCTTGAGCTTTTGAGCGCGGATTCTTCTCTTGCGTCAACTATTTTCATGGCTAACCGTAAGGTAGTAGGGAAAATTGGTCTTTTTGAAAACACGGCCGGAAATTATGTGTTTCCTAGATTTGTTGACGGTGGGAAATATGCGCCATTTGGAATTCCGATGGTTGAAATTCCACAGATTCCATCTACGCTCGACGTTGGTGGTGACGCTCGAACAGGCGGCACAGATGACGTTCTTATCTGTGCTGACATGTCAAAGGTCATGGTTGGGCTTGGTGAAACGCGCATCGATTCATCTGAGCATTTCCGTTTCACAGACGACACTATGGTTATGCGAGTTATTAAAGAGTTTGGCTGCAAAGTTCTTTCGGGTTCATCAACTGCTGGAGTTGTCGCTGTAGCCCAGGAATTAACAAACTAATGGAGTACACAGTCACCTGCCCGCGAGGCGTGGCATATCTTGATGGCGGGTTCAACGGTGGGGAGTTAGCCATTTTCCCCACCGGCACAACTATTCGTCAGAAAGACATTGATAAAGGGTTTGTTTCTGTTTCTGGATTACAAGCTCTTGAAAAGCGCGGCAGGGTTAAGCAGGTTTTAGGTACTGATACTAAACCTATAAAAGGAGGGTCTCATAAATGAAAAAGTTGACGTTACTTTTATTGGTCGTATTAGTTCTTGTCGGCGGGAGTGTTTCCGCTGACGAGTACCCGGCGTTCGCTATTCAGACGCTAACCGAGGATCAGACAACCCCCGTTGAGTTAGAAAGATCGGGTAACTAATGGCTATTTGCACGTCAGCAGACGTATTTGAGTTTTGCGGATCACCAGCTGACGTGCAAACCACACAAGCCGACGCTGTAACGTCACTTATTGCAAACGTCTCAAATTTTGTAGAAACATATATCGGAAGAAAAATCGAGACGACTGCAATAAGTGACGTAATAATGCAAGACGGCCTAAATTGCGAGATTTACGGCGACAAATTGTATTTAAAAGGGATATACAGAGACTTATATTCGATAAGTTCTATAAAAGAGATTGGGACAACATTAACTTCAGTTGCGGCATACAATGATGATGGCGATTATTACCTCGACCCCGTTGTGGGCGCGATTATCAGGGCCAACCAAAATTGGAGCTTGGAACAATTTGCAATCCTAGTATCTGGAAATGTTGGCCTTGGCGGGGCGTCTGGGTCTCTGGGCATGAAGCAGTTGGTTATTGAGATAGTGGCGTCAAAGGCCGGGCTTCTGAAAACTGAAATATTGACCGATTCCGGCACTATTGATACAGTCAGAACATTGTCAGAGACACAAATTAAAGGCATGTTAAAAACTTACATCACAAGGAGCGCATAATGGGATTAGGTGACGGACAGGGGCGTGCTGGTCTACAGTATGCGGCCCCCTCAAATGTGACAGTAGGTGTCACAAGTACGACTGTTTTAACGGAAGCCAATGCTTCTCTTTGCGAGTATATCGCGTTAGTGAATGACTCCGATGAGATCATTTACTTAGCATTAGGCGCTGACGCTGAGTTAAACAAGGGGATTAGACTTAATGCTAGCGGTGGTGCCGTTGTTTGGGAGACATCGGCAATCCCAAAAACTGTCATAAACGCAATTTGTACATCTGGTTCCAAAAATCTATGCATTCAGATTGGTAGTTAGATTATGGGGATATCTAACGGCGGCGGAGGATCTTCGCCAGAAACAGCATTACAGATAACAAACACAACCCTTTCCGGAGATGTTCAACTAACATCATCTTCGACCGTGTTTCAGGTTTTCGACCCAAACGAGTCTAACAGGAATGTGGTCGCTGAGGACAACCCAGAGCAAGGCCGGTTCTATCGCATATCTAACCCCGCCGAGATTTCAAATCTTGTCTTTAAAAACTACGCTGGATCAACTATCGCAACTGTTTACCCTGAGACCGCGAAATTCTTTGTTTACGACGAAACCATCGGCTGGTTTGAGTGGGTAGAAGGCAGCGC